ATGAATAAAGTCTTTTCGTGGGAAACCACATTTAACACGGTTGATAGCCTTATGATACACACATTCTCGGATCGTGTAAAGGTTGTATCAAACATTAAAACTGGTCTGGTAAAAGTCCTAAAGGATGGTGAGGTAATTAACTCGATGAATAATCCTGCTGTAACAGAATATGAAAGGTTTTTGGAGCAGGTAGCTGAGGATGCTGGCAAACTAAATGAGTTTTCTACTGAATAATGATAGAACTGGAGTTATATGAGCTTAAAAATCTCTGTAAAGATATGGCTGAACTTGGAGCTGCTAATTATGCAAAAATGCTCTTTCCAGCTAAAGATCTTATTTCCCAGAGAGAAGCTTATAGATCCTTTGGAGAAGCTCGTGTAAAGAGATGGGTAACACAAAAACTTGTAAATAAGGTTAGAAGTGGTACTACAAAAAAATCCAAAGTTCTATACTCCAGAGCTGAATTATTGGCAGTTGATAAATCAGAACAATTAGATAATTACATAAATAAGTTATGAACAAAGAAGTATTCATTAAGAAATTGATCCTTAAGAATTTCAAGAAAGTTCAGGATCTTACAGTTACTTTCACCGATAAGGAAACTTTTATATGCGGTGATAATGGAACTTGTAAAACAACGATGGTAGATGCGTTCTACTGGCTGCTGTTTGGGAAAGATAGTACTAATAGAGCAGACAGTAATTTCAACATTAAAACACTTGGTAAAGATGGGAAACCCATCTTACGCTTGATTCATAGTGTAACAGGTGTTTTATCTGTAAATGGTAGAGAGATAGAGCTACAGCGAAATTACGTTGAAAAATGGGGTAGTGGTGTAAACGCTAATATACTACAAAACCATGCTACAGAGTTCTATTTGAATGGTGTTAAGCTGAAAACAAAGAAGGAGTACGATGCTGAGGTAGCCGCTATTATACCTGAGGATGTATTCAGGATGATTACAAATCCTTTTTATTTTCCTTCAATGAAACCAGCCGATCAGAAGGCTATGCTTATGGATATGGCTGGTAACGTTTCTAATGAAGAAGTTGCTGAATTGAAACCTGAGTTTTTGGAATTGCTTGGAAGTATCACAGGCAGATCCCTGGAACAGTATGGGAAAGAAATCGCTGCTAAGAAATCTGCTATAAAGGATGAGCTGAAAGGTATTCCTTTGCGCATTGATTCTGTACGTGATGCTATGCCTGAGGCGGAGGATTGGGTAGCTCTGGAGGCTGAGATAACTAATAAAAAGCAAAAGCTGTCGGATATAGATAGCCAGATAGCCGATAGATCAAAGCAAGTAGAGGCTGTTCTTAATCAGAAGGTTAAAATTCAGCAGAATATCAATGCCAAAAAGCTTGAAAAATCAGAGAGAGAAAATGAAATTAAGCAAGGTATTAACTCTTCTCGCAATGAAGCTCAAACACAAATATCTAACCTCTCCTATCAGGTACATGCTAAAGTTGGGGAGATTGAACATAAAAAGAATGAAGCGTACCAGCTCCAGGCTGAGATAGAGCGTTTAGATGAGGAAATGACTGTTTTAAGAGGACATTTCCAGGTGGTCAATGATGAACAGCTCCAATATCCTGAGGGTGCTTTTGTTTGTCCCACTTGTAAACGACCTTTAGATGTAGAAGATATTCAGGCAAAACAAGAAGAGTTTCAGGCTCAGTTTAACCTGAATAAAGCCAATCGGTTAAAAGAGATTCAGAGTAATGGAAAACATAAGGCTGCAAAAAAGGAAGAGCTTATAAAGCAGCATTCTGTTATCGTGGCTGATGTGGCAAAGCTGGAAAATGAAAAAGCACTTTTGGAACAACGGGTAAAAGAATTGAAAGAAAATTTGCCTGAACAGCCGAATACTCAAAATGCTATTTCCTCAGATAAGGTCTGGATCTCTTTATGCAACGAAATTGAGGATATGGAAAACCAGCTTAAAATAGAGGCTAAGCCAATTGACATAACAGAACTAAAAGAAGCGAAAGCTATTCTCTCCGATGCCATAGATGAGTTAAATAAACGGCTCGGCAAACGCTCTACCATTGAGAGATCTGAGAGAGTTATCGCTGATCTGGAAAACAAGCGAGATCAGAATAACCAGGCTTTATCAGAATTAGAACGTATGGAATTTATCGCTCAGGACTTCCAAAAAGCTAAAGATAACAAGCTTATGGAAAAGATTAATGGCATGTTTTCTATTGTTTCCTTCTCATTCGTTAGTGAGAAGTTGAATGGGAATGAGAATATAACTTGTATGTGTACTGTAGATGGCGTGCCGTTCCCTGATCTTAATAATGCCATGAAAATTAATGCTGGGCTGGATATTATCAATGCTATTTGCCGATCTAAAGGTATCTCTGCTCCTATCTTCATAGATAATCGTGAGAGTGTGAATGAGATTATCCCTACAGTTTCTCAGGTTATTAACCTTGTAGTAAGCAAACACGATTCTTTGATGATTCGTGTATTCAGTGATGGAATGATGGAACAATATCAAAAACTTTAATACCTATAAATTATGACACAACAAGCAACAGGAGCAGCCGTAGTATCGGCTGGAGCACAAATGCCAGCAACAACAAAAAAGATTGACGTACTGAAAAATATACTCAGTGCACCTTCTGTAGCAGAACAATTTAAAAATGCTTTGGCAAAAAATTCAAGCACTTTTATTGCTTCTATTATTGACCTGTACAACTCCGATTCAAATCTACAGTTATGCGAACCCAAAGCTGTAGTAATGGAGGCTCTGAAAGCAGCGGTTTTAAAGCTCCCCATTAATAAGGCTTTAGGATATGCCTATATAATTCCCTACAATAACTCTAAAAGGGATCCTAAGACTGGCAACTACGTGAAAGTCATGGAGCCTACTTTCCAGCTCGGATATAAGGGGTATATCCAACTGGCTGAAAGATCCAACCAATACCGCACTATCAATGCGGATGTAGTTTATGAAGGTGAGCTGAGAAAGGTTAATAAGCTCACTGGAGAAATCGCTTTCGATGGCGAAAAGACTTCTGATAAGGTAGTAGGCTACTTCTGTTATTTTGAGCTACTGAATGGCTTTTCTAAGACTTTGTACATGACGGTGGAACAGATGGCTACCCATGCTAAACGGTACTCTAAAGGGCTTAAGAAAGAATCTACTGTAGAAAGCCTGATGAGCTTAGCTAACCTTCCTTTCTCTGATAATAAAACCGTAGGCTGGCTGGGTAATTTTCATGGTATGGCAATTAAAACCGTAATAAGGATTTTGCTCAGTAAATACGGCTATCTATCGGTAGAAATGCAACAGGCATTTGAACACGATTCGGAAGGAACAGAAGAAAGTACTGAAACTACAGCCGTTGGAGTGAAACAGTTCGAGGTCTCCGATGTAAGCTATGAAGAGGTGGCTCATTCAGATAATACTGCAAGTGCCGGCATTCAAAAGGTTGATCCAGGATTCTAATGTATGGGCAATATGGAATTGAAAGTATTAGGAAGCTCATCAAGCGGAAACTGCTACATTCTGGATAATGATAGTGAAGCTCTGATTATTGAGGCTGGGATCCGATTTATGGAAGTAAAAAAGGCTCTAAACTTCAATATCAGAAAGGTGATGGGTTGCCTGATCACTCACTGGCACAATGACCATGCCAAATACATTAAATCTATGGTGGATTGTGGTTTTCATGTGTTGGCTCTTCCTGAGGTATTAGAAAACAAAAACATTAGCGGATCCAGGGTTAAAGCTATCCAAGTTGGTAAGGGCTATGTTTTGGGAGGTTTCAAAGTGATTCCTTTTCCAGCATACCATGATGTGCCGTGTGTGGGGTTTCTAATAAATCATGCTGCTTGTGGTAATATCATGTTCCTGACTGATAGTTGCCAATGTGAATATAGCTTTCCAGATCTCAATCATATATTAATTGAATGTAATTACTCTGATTCAAAGCTGATAGATAGTATTAACGCTGGGCGTGTACTTCCTTCTCAGAGAAACAGATTGTTGGATTCCCACATGGAGCTGGAGAGCTGTAAACAGGTACTAAGAGATAACAATCTCTCTAATGTAAAGAATGTTGTGCTTTTACACCTATCCTCAAATAATAGCGATGAACCGTTTTTTGTGTCTGAGGTGCAAAAGTTAACAGGAAAAGTGGTATATGCTGCTAAGCCAGGTTTAAACATACTCTTAAATAGATTTTAGTATGATACAAGGATTTTCAGAACAAACTAAGCCACTCACTCCCTACGAAAATGATGTAATACTCCCTTTGATTTTACAAGGGTTTCACACTAAGATTGGTAAGGAGAAGGCTATTACAAATCAGCAAATTTGCTCTACGCTCAAAAAGCAGGGGTATAAAGTAGATAACGCCAGGTTACGCAAGATTATTAACCACATTCGGATAAATGGAATGGTTATTGGTCTGATTGCTACCAGCGAAGGATATTACATAGCTGAAACTCGTAAGGAGCTGGAAGTTTATCTGAAAAGCCTGAAAGGTAGAGAAGGAGCTATACGAGCTGTTAGAATGAGTTTAGAAAAGCAATTGCAACTATATGGGTAATAAGATACAGATACAAAAGATGAATGGGCTTTTCAACCTCAGACCATTGTATGACCTGTTTTCACAGTCTGTAGATGGGCTTTACCAGGTGGTAGTGAAGAGGGTAAGAAAACCTCGGTCAAACGATCAAAACGGATGGCTCTGGGGATGTATTTACCCAATGCTTTTAGAGGCTCTATTGAATGCTGGTTGGGAGTTTGTAAGTGTGGAACAGGTGCATGAGTTTTTTAAAGCTCAAATGACAAAAGATAAAGTAGTAAATAAGCATACGGGTGAGATTATAGAGTTTCCTGGTTCTACAGCAACGATGGACACGCTAACTTTTTCAACCTATTGTGAAAAACTAAGGGAGTATGCTTCTGAATACCTGAATGTGGAAATACCCGATCCTGATCCAAACTGGAGGATAGCCGATGAAAAAAATACCTAACTACATGGTAAACGAGCTAATTCGGCTTATTCCAGTACTAATAGAAAATATTCCACCAGGTAAAAGTACAAGGGTGGATAATGCGATACGATTAATTAACAAGATTGTCAAACGATTAAAAACATTACAAGATGAAAAAGATCGAAATTGAAAAAGTAAAGTTGGAGGCTGCTTTTGCTGTAGCCTGCGGAAACACAAGAACTGTTTTACTCGCTTTATTTGGTGAGGAGGCAGTGAAACCTGAAAAGCCTGATTATTCAGACTATCGTAACATTAAAACCTATGAGGATGCTTGCGCTGCTTTAGGATGTACGCCTATTGATGAAGGAACCTTGCGTTCTGTTGGAGTGAGAAAGGGTATTATAGCCTTAATCAAGCTGGAAACTATCAGCCGTGCACTTTGGGGAAGAAACTACCAACCCAAGCCTGATGCTAAAGGTGAGAGCCGTTTCTATTTCCCCTGGTTTGCTCTATGGACTGAGAACGAAATTAGTTCAGCCAGCAATCTTGTGTATATCCCTATAACAGATGCTTTAGGGAAGCGTGCGGGCTTCGGTTCTGCGATTACGCATTACGCCCCCTCGGATGCGAGTGCGAGTGTCGGCTCTCGGCTTTGGCAAGAATCTCCCGAAAAAGCAAAGTATTTCGGTCAGCAGTTCATTGGATTGTGGTTTGATTACCTGATGTGTAACGTAAAAAGAGCTTAAGCCATGAAAGATATAATGTTAGCAGATACTCCTCCTGAACAGAGGGCTGAGATTTTAAGAAATAGCTGCGATCAGATTTTGGAAAAAAGTTACCTCGCAAAATTCGATCAAGAAGAAATAAATGAGCTTCGGGCTGAACTGGCTACTGTTCACATTCAGATGGGAGAATTGGAAGAGAAGTTGGCTAAGACCAGATCAGATTTAAAAGGCAAAATCAAACCATTACAGGAACGTATTGGAAAGATCCTGAATGATCTGAAAGTAGGAGGTGAATACGTTAAGGGTGAATGTTATAAGTTTATTGATCCAGATGAAGGTATGGTAGGCTTTTACTCTCCAGAAGGCTATCTGTTGGAGGAAAGACCGATGAAAGCCGAAGAAAGACAGAGAACTATCCAAATGGCAGTACGCCTAACGGGTACAGATAACTAATTTACTAATCATTTAAATTGCATTAAAATGGAAAATCAAGAAAAAGGTTTGACTATCAACATTGAGAATTACACAGGTGAAAAACCTATCGAAGTTGTTTACAGAAGAGGTGAGGCTGCACAGGCTCAGCAGCCACTTGCTACAAAAGAGCCAGAAAGTATTAGTAAGTCTGGCGTGATTTCTACTCCCTATGATTGGCTGGAAAAGCGTGTTGATACTATCGACCAGAAAAAAGCTAACATTGAGGTGAATCGTGAGAAAATGACTATTGTACTCACCATTAATGAAGATGATTATTATACCAAAGATACCATTACTGGTAAAGTACAGTTGTCGGAAGTGTTCGCCAAGTTTGGCATTAACAACGATGAAAAAGCCTGGATTCCTTCAAAATTAGGTCAGTTCTTACGCTTGAATCGTGGTGTGTTTGAGGATAAAGAGAAATGTATGGTCATGGTCTCCAACCTCAAAAACTTCTCAGCTAAAGCTAATGCGGAGATCAAGAAACAGAAGGATCCGTCTGGCTCAATGGCTGAGGTGTACAGATGCCAGGTTGAAAGCAATTTGCCGAAAAGTTTCTCTGTGTGCCTTCCTATTTTCAAGGGAACTGCAAAACAGCGTATTGAGATTGAGTTCGACCATTATTTGAGCGATGGTGATGTTTATCTCCAGTTGGTTTCTCCTGGTGCAAATGAGCTGGTAGAATCCTATCGTGATAGCTGTATAGATACAGTTTTGGATAAGATCAAAGCTATCGCTCCTAACATTGCAATTCTGGAAGTATAACCATTAGCGAAGGATCGGGCTGGAGCAATCCAGCCTACCTTCAAAAATTCTCTGTATGGCAAAGAAACAGGAAATACCGATGCCTTTTTATACTGGTGATTGGCTTAGATGCCCAGAGTTAAGGGTATTGCCTCCAGATGTTAGAGGCTTGTGGATGGATATGTTATGCTATATGTGGGAAAGCGTAGAGCGTGGGGTAATGGTTATGCCAAACGGACAACCTTGTACAAAAGATGATGTGGTACGGATAATTGGAACAGATAGCTCTGGATCTACTGACTGGTTAGATGTACTAATTGACAATAAAGTATGTGAGGTTAGAGAGGATGGAGCCATTTACAGTAGGCGTATGGTTAAAGACAACCTCATTAGTGAAAAGCGTAGGCTGGCTGGTAAAAAGGGAGGAGAAACTACCAAAGCTAAAGTTTTCACTCCAAAAACGGAAGCTGCACCACCTGATCCACCACAACAGCCAGAGGTAACAGATCCACCGCCATTAACACCTGAACAACAGGAAAAGGTGGAGAAGGCTAAGAAATATAAATATGCTGAGTATGTAACCTTAACCAGGGATGAGTATGCAAAACTCTGTGTTGAATATACAGAGGAAAGCGCAAAGGAAATGATTGATATTTTGAATAATTACAAAGGCTCAAAAGGCAAGAAATATAAATCAGATTACCTCACTATTCGTGGCTGGGTGAAAGATAAGTATTACGAAAATTTACAGAAAAATGGATATAGACTTAAAATGCAAACTCCAGAAGATTCTGGACAGGCAGAAAGAGGAGGCTATAGGGACACGCTTTAGGATAACCAATTTTCCTAAGACTGATGTCTCCGAAATGCTACTCATGTGTTATAAGCATGAGGTAGATAAAAGACGCATTCCTTTTCAGGATGATAAAGATACCAGAGAGAAGATAGATAAGGCTTCAAAATGGCTGACTGGCGATTATAAAGTAGGTTTGCTTCTGTATGGATCTATAGGATCTGGGAAATCAACACTTGGTAGAGCTATTTCAAGGCTCATAGGGATTCTCTATAATAGTGCTATCTCCAGTGAAAGAAAAGGAGTTTTCCGTATTTCCGCTTTGGAATTGGCAAAGAATGTAACGGATGATCCTGCTTACTTTAATAAGTTGAAGAGAGAGGATTTACTATTTATAGATGATATAGGGACGGAGCCAGCCAGCGTAAAAAGCTGGGGTAACGAGTTTTCTCCTGTAACTGAATTATTGTATGCCAGATATGATAGGCAGCTATTCACTATTGCCACTTCAAATTTGAAAGATACGGATTTTGGAGATCGTTATGGGGATCGTATTGCCGACCGATTAGAAGAAATGTTTGAGCGTGTACATTACCAAAATAAAAGCTATAGGAAATAATGAGTGAAATAAAATGGAATGAACTTCGGGATAAAGCCCATGCAAACGCTGTAGAGCATGGATTTTGGGAAAATAAGCCCAGTAATGAGCATTTCCTTTGCCTGGTTATCTCTGAACTGATGGAAGCTGTGAACGCCCATAGAAGAAATAGGTTTGCAAAAGTACCAACCAACAGAAAAGAAACAATATTCGATGATCGTACTTTTCACCATGAAAATAAGTATTTCAGAGAAAACTTTGAAGACTATGTAAAAGATACCGTAGAAGATGAGTTAGCCGATGCTGCTATACGCTTGCTGGATCTTGCTGGAGCAAATAATCTGAATTTAAATAGATTCTGTTTACAGCACGTGGTTACTCCTAAGAAAAGTTTTACTGAGAATATATATGCTATCGTGAAAGATATGGTAAACTATAGATATTCCCAGGAAGAACAGGTAAACTATGCTCTTCACCAGATACGAAGATTATCTGAGATTCTTAAAATTAATCTACTGTGGCATATTGAACAAAAGATGCTCTACAATGAAAGTAGGGAGAAGATGCACGGTAAGAGTTATTAATTCACTAAGTAAAAACTTCAATGATGGAAAAGAAAAAAGTAATACTGACTTTATGCAAGTCTTTCCCTGTAACTCATAGAAAGTCTGGAGAGGTTACAGGCTTTGAAGATAAGCTGAAAGAAGGCAAGAAGATACATACTATCCGATACAACGCTAAAGGAGTATGGGATAATCGGTATAATGATATTTCACTGGGTAAAAAGTATCTTTCCGTTAGGGAGTGGACTGGCAGACCTTATAATTCTGAGCAAAGGGAATTATTCAGGTTTGATAAAATCGGACTGCAACACGTTACCATGACTTATGGATCCGATGATGCTTATCCCCAGGTCTGGATAGATGATAGACAGGTTCCGATCCAGGAAGTAGCTAAGAATGATGGTCTAAGCGTTCATGATTTTGTGGAGTGGTTCTTTGGTAAAAACAAAGAAAACGTTTTTGAGGGTGTTGTTATTCATTTTACGGATTTTAGATATTGAGCTTATGGAAAAGATTTATAAATATCCCATAAGAATAACCGAATGCGAAGATTATGGAATGAGTAACGGGTGTGATTGTGATTGTCCTGTTCTCCGATCAGGTAGATGTAAAATAGATGATCCTGAGTCAGCTATAATCATGCTGGACGAAGATGCAGAACTGGATCCAGAAGATAGAGAAGGCATATACAAATTATATCCTCAATTGTCAGAATACAAGAATAATTTAAACAAGTAATTTCGATGGAAACTAATGCGACAAAAAGAACTGATATTTTCCAGATAGATCCACGTAACATAGTGGTAATGGATAATTTCAATGCTCGAAGAGATTTTGATCTGGATGAGCTAAAAGAACAGATTAAGGCTAAAGGTGTGCTAAATCCAATTACCGTTATTCCTTTCAAGGATAATGGCGTGGAATATTACAAGTTGGTGGATGGGGAAAGACGTTACAGGGCTACCATGCTGGCTATTGAGGAAGGTGCAAGCATTCCGTACATAAAGGCTATGAAGCTCCCGAAAGATACCAGCCCCGAAGATCTACTCATAGAGCAGATGATGAGAAACGAAGGCAAGAAATTTTCCGAGTATGAATGTGGTATCATGTTCAAACGATTTAAAGAGGAGTTCGGATATAACCAGGGTGAAATAGCTGAAAAGTTTAAAAAATCACCAGCCTTTATCAGTAAGTGCCTTTCCCTGTTGGATCTTCCTATAGAGATTCAGGAACGTATTATCAATAAGCAGATCTCAGCCAAAGCCGCAAAGGATATTGTAGCCAGCTATGAGACAGAAGAGGAACAGGTTAAAGCTACAAAGAATGCTGTAGAAATAGCCGAAAAACAAGGTAAAAAGACCGTGACCAATAAGGAGATTAACGCTGTTCAAAAAGATGCTAAGGAAGCAAAAGAAATAGCTAATTCACTTCGTAAAGTCTGGGCTTACATGGATGGTGAGGATATGATAAACCTTACCGAACTGGCAAAACTGCTGGATAAAACAGAGAATTTAAGAGTTGCAATGAAACAATATAAAAAATCAGTAAAATGAAAGTGGTATTTTTTGACCTGGAAACTACAGGTACGTTAGTGAACAAACACGGGATCCACCAGATCAGTGGTGAGATCGTAGTAGATGGTGAAGTAAAGGAAACGTTTGATTTCCATGTACAGCCTAACCCGAAAGCAGAGATTACCCAGGAAGCCCTGGAAGTTGCTGGAGTTACTAAAGAGCAGATCCTTTCCTATCCTCCGATGAATGTAGTGTTTCCTCAGTTTATAGCAATGCTGGATAAATATGTGGATCGCTTCAATAAGAAAGATAAGTTCTTTCTGGCTGGATATAACAATGCTTCTTTTGATAATCAATTTTTGCGTGCGTGGTTCCTCCAGAATGGAGATAAGTATTTTGGATCCTGGTTTTGGAGCAATAGCATTGATGTAATGGTATTAGCTACTCCATACTTAGCAGCGATGCGTACTGAAATGGAAAACTTTAAACAGGGTACGGTTGCTAAAACTCTGGGAATCCAGGTTGATGAAAATAAGTTGCACGATGCTTTGTATGATATTCAAATATGCAAAGCCATTTATGATATTGTTTCACCTTATAAAATTTGAGTTATGCAAGAAAAGTTAAACGCTGCTATAATAGATGAGGCAGCAAGCAAGCCATTAGAGAATATTAGAAGCGACAAAGGTGTATTCCAGGCTAATAAAGACGGAAACAAAGGTGTATATTTTCCTGAGTATTGGAGAAAAAAGAAGCTCAATCCCTCATTTGTGGATGAATTGAAAAAGGCTGCAAACAGTGAGCCTTTTATGAAAGATAGATTTGGTGAGTATCGGTTAGGCACATTCCTTCATGGTTGTGCTGTAGTCAAAGTGGAGATCACAGATGATCTTCTGAACATTGCCATTCATAGCGAGCATCCAGTAGGTTTTCCGATGGTGAAAGAGATCCGTTATAAGTTTGCTCCAGATGCTTACCTTATGACTATGCTAATGCCTTCCAGAGAGCAGCAGATTAGCGATAATACTGTAGTTCTCTATCAAATACCAGGTTCTTTCGGAGGTGAGAATGAGGACGGATCAAAGTGTGAAAAAGAAAAATCTTTGGAACGATGATCTATGTAGGTGTAGACACAGGCGTTAATACAGGCTTCTCCGAATGGGATTCTAAGAAGCAATGTTTACTTAGTGTGTGCTCTTTGCCGATTCATAAGGCGATGGATCGAGTTAAAGAATTGCACCAGGTTCACCAGGAAAATTTGATAGTGAGAGTAGAGGATCCCAGACAACGCACATGGTTCGGCACTGAACGTATGACACGTGAGGAAGAACGTAAGAAGCTCCAGGGTGTAGGTTCCGTAAAGCGTGATGCTACTATATGGGAAGATTTTCTCACCGATCTGGACATACAGTTTGAAATGGTAGCTCCAAAAAGGAACGTTACCAAACTTACCCAGGAAACTTTCAAAAGATATACGGGGTGGAGTACTAAGACAAATGAGCATGGTAGAGATGCTGCGATGTTGGTTTTTGGCTATTAATCAATTTTTTAAAGCATAAAAATGGTGTATATACACACCATTTTTATATCTTTGCAACAACAGATAAACGATGATCTTATGATGACAACCATTTTAATAACAGCAAGTATTTTAATAAGCTCCTGGCTTATTATGCACTATGCCAATTCCTTTTTACCAAAGGATCCTGTTAAACCTGGTAAGGAAGTTCATATATACCTGGATGGTAGATATAATAGAACGGCAACAATTAACCGTATAGAAAGAGAGTGCATCTATCTGTATGGTAGATTCCCTGTTCCATTGCACTACAGAGGCAAATTCTATGCTGTAGGAAAAATGAGCGATGGGCATACTCTTATGTATCTGGGTAAAAGAAAGTTGTATATTCTCATGCGATTTGTAGAGCTTTTCCGCAAAATTTCCTGTATTCCTGAGTATCTGGATAACACACCAGCAGATCAGGAAAATATGGATTCTAAAGAGGAGGTATAAGATGGAATGTAGCGAAATTATTTATCGTAAAATCTCCGATCTGACGGTATTAGAAAACAACCCCAGGAAAATCACAAAGAAGGATCTGAATAGGTTGGTAGATTCCATTCGTATAAATGGCTTCTGGAAACACCGACCAATAGCTTTATCAGAACGTGATGGTAAGTTGATCGTACTGGCAGGGCATCAGAGAATAAAGGCTGCAAAAAAGCTGAAAATTACAGAGGTTCCTACTATCCTGTATCACAACTTAACCGAAGAACAGGAAGCCGATATAGTTCTCAGGGATAATATCAATAATGGGGAGTGGGATTTTGCTATTCTCCAGCTTGATGATTGGAAGGAAAAAGCGGATTTTGATTTCATTGGTTTGGAAGTGCCAGTAGAGGAGCATGAGGATGAGCCAGAAGATAAACCAGGTGAAGAGGAGGAAGGCGAACAAGATCCAGAGGATGAGCCGATAGATGATGAGAAGATGGATTTATATAATTCTATGCTTAACGATTGCCTTTATGAAAGCAATAACCAGTTTGATATTCCGAATCTTCTGTTAGAGCAACAAGCTGGAAAACTTCTTTTGCCGTTTGCACCCTGGGGAGCTGATAGCCGATTGAGGAAAGATGTGGCAACATATCATTTTTACGTGGATGATTACCGTTTTGAAGCGATCTGGAAAGATCCGATCAAAGTTCTCACCAGTGGAGTAAAAGCCTTAGTAGAGCCTAATCTTTCCGTATATGATACAACACCTATTGCCTACGGTTTACAGCAGATCTATAAGAAACGCTGGATCAGTCGATACTTTCAAGAATGTGGTATCAAAGTTTATGCGGATCTGAATGTTTCTGTTAAGTTCAGGGAGTATAACAAAATGGGATTGCCAAAGGGCTATAATGCGTTTTTCACTCGTGGCTATGCTGGTCGTTTGGAGTATTTGAAAGGTGAGCTGGAAGTAGCCAGGGAGGTATCAGGTTTGCAAACTCCGAATTTGCTTGTTTACGGTGGTGGTGATGAGATCAGAAATTTCTGTATAGAGAATAGCCTGGTTTACGTCCAGGACTTTATTAACGATAAAAGTTCTAAGAAAAATGGCAAAAACAAGCGGAAGTAACGGAGGATTGCCTAAGGGTGATTCTAACTACAAAGGGAAAATAGGGAAATTGGAGCCGTTGGCTACCATTCAAAACCCTAAAGTGTACAAAGCTGTAAAAGAAAGTATCTCACGCTTTCACTCAGTCCTGGGTGTGAGACAGAAAGATATTAAGCTCGGTCAGCTTGAATCTGGAGTTGGAGGCGTTCATATTAGTGAGGGAGGTGTATCTAAGCAGGTAGTTCTAAGTAAGTCTATTTTCAATGGGAAGAATACTACTACTCAAAGTGTGGCTAAATGGGCTGAAAAAGGATATAAAAGCAAACACCTGACTAAAACCAACAAACCTGTAGCTCATATTGTTACTCATGAGTTGGCACATGCAACCTGGAATAACTACCTTACCAATCCAAACGCTAAGGCAGCTACAAAAAGTGTGAACAGCCTCTATAAAAAATGGAGTAACGACAAAGCGAAGTCTGGTTATGGAAAGTATGCTAAGACTAACGTAAATGAATTTTGGGCTGAGGTGTGTACAAAGGCTGTTCATGGAAAAGCTGATAAGTACACAAAAGCAGCTAAGAATATTATCAAGAAGTACAAATTATAATCATATCTTTGCAAGAAGATGCTAAATAATAGGATATTATGACTAAAATTGAATTAACCGAATTACAGAAAGCTCTTATTCAAAAGCAGCTTAACGAGGAGTATGATCCCTTTATGGCAAGTGAGGAAGAACAGGAGGCTTTTAATGATGTGATAGATAAGGCTGAGGCTTTGTCCGACGAACTGGATGCTGTAGATGATTACATAGACAACTACAACGGTGATATGATAGCCTGGTTTTGGGCAAAGTATCAGGAACAGGAAAAGTAGTAATTAACCAGGTAAAGTTTAATCAGGTGGGGATCCTATCTGATTTTTCTTTATTTCAGAATGGTGTATATATACACCAAAACAACGAAAAAACAACGAATGGCACTATTTGAGAAAGGAAATACCAAAGGGAATAGATTCTCTTCTGATAACCAACCAGCAAAAAATGGTAGGAAGCCTTCGCTGTATAAACAGCTTAAAAATCTCACTGGTAAGAAGGTAGATTATGAGCTAAGTAAAGAGGACTACTTTAAAACGATCCGCTTTCTTATGGAGAGATCCAAAGGAGAGCTTAACAAGATCATGGCTGATGCTAACAGAGAAGATAGTACTACTCCTATTTGGGTGTGCAATATCATTAGTGCTATCTTCTCAGATATTCGCTTTGGTCGTACTTCCACTGTGGAGATGATCTTTGATAGGATCTTTGGAAAATCCACCCAGCCGATAGAGGGTGATATAAATGCGAATGTGTCTGGATCCCTGGAGGCTGACTTGTCTAAGTTATCCACTGAGGAGCTGTTAGCGTATCATGGTCTATTAGAAAAGATCAGTGGCAAAAAGTAAGAACATACAGATACCGATAGCCCTTGCAGTTAAAATAGAGCTGTTTAAGCGTGGCTGTTTTGACTTTATTACGTGTAAAGACGGGAAGAAGCATGAAAAACAAGATGAAGCATTGCGGATCCTTACCGACACTGAACACGTAGAGTTTCTGTATGGTGGAGCTGCTGGTGGTGCAAAGAGTTGGACGGGTGCTGCTTGGCTCCTTTTCATGTGTCTTTGTTACCCTGGATCCAAATGGTTTATAGGTCGTGCCGAACTAAAGCGTATCACTCAATCCACTTTAATCACTTTCTACAAAGTTTGTAACCAGTACGGAGTAGATGATACCCTGTATAAGTACAATGGGCAATACAACTACATTGAGTTTTACAATGGATCCCGTATAGATCTGCTGGATCTCCAGTATAAACCTGGTGATCCTCTTTATGAACGTTACGGATCCATTGAATACACTGGAGGCTGGATAGAGGAAGGTGGAGAGGTGAACTTTGGTGCATACGATACTCTTAAAACCCGTATCGGTAGGCATTTGAATACAGAGCTGGGATTAAGGCGTAAGCTCTTTATCACTTGTAACCCGAAGAAAAACTGGATGTATGATACATTCTACAAGCCAGCTAAAAGGGGTGATCTTGCTGATTATATGTGCTACTTGGTTTGTCTGGTACAAGAAAACCCGTTTATAGATCCTGATTACATAGAAGGGCTAAAGACTACTAAGGATAAAGTAAAGAAAGAGCGTTTGCTTAAGGGAAACTGGGAGTATGACGACAACCCAAATGCCCTTTGTTCTCACGATGCTATTGTAGCCATTTTCAACAACCTTCTGGCTGTTACTACAGGATCTCACTACCTAACAGCCGACATAGCCCGATTCGGTTCCGATTACGCCCGTATTTGTGTCTGGGATGGGTACAAGGTTATAGATCTCAGGTGCTACCCTGTTAGTAAAACCACCGATATACAGAATTGTATTAGGCACTATCAGAAAAAATATAGGATTCCGAAATGGAAATGTATAGCGGATGAAGATGGTGTAGGTGGTGGAGTTGTAGATAATTGCGAGATCCAGGGCTTTGTGAATAACAGTAGTGCTTTGAATGGTGAGAACTACTACAATCTACAAACTCAGTGTGGTTATAAGCTGGCTGAACATATTAACGATTCTGAGTTTGGAATAGATGAGGATCTGATAAGCGAGGCTGATAGAGAGCAGATAATTCTGGAGCTGGAGCAGTTGCAAACATGGAATGTGGATAGTGAAGGAAAATTGAAGCTAAAACCAAAGGATGAAATAAAACTGGATATTAAATGTTCGCCAGACTGGAGAGATGTATTCTTGATGCGCTGCTGGTTTGACTATAACGAGTTTAATATTCCAGATGATATAGAGGCACGATTAGGAGTTAATTATTAATTGATTGAATTATGGGATTACTAAATGTTGTAGATGCTGTAAAAAATGAAGTGAAAGCTGCTGTAGGCTATCAGCAGAATTTCACAAGCCTATTAGGTTCAAAGGATATAGCCAGGGCTTTGAGTATGATGCAAGATAGATCTGGTTTTGCTCAGAAAGCCTTATTGGAGTATAAAGTAGAACACCATGAGGTTATGAAACGCCAGGATAAAGCGGTACTGGATAAAAAAGGCAATTTCCTCAGATGGCAAAAGCGTTGGAAAATTCCAATTCCCTACCAGGCATTTATTAATGAAGTCGCTTTGGTTTTTCTCTATGGCAGACCTGTTAAGTGGTTACAACGTAGCAAAAATACGGATTACGCTTTTGAACGGTATAACCAGTTGTTAGAGGATCTTCGCTTTAATGCCCATGTGAGAGAGGCTAAGCGTGTAGCTGGTGCTGAGGGCACTTCTGCTATGCTTTATCATGTTTACAAAAACAGAGAAGGAAAACCAGCCGTTGTACTTAATGTGCTATCAAAGCAGAACGGAGATGATATTTTTCTTATAAAGGATCAGTACAAGCGACTGACAGCGTTTGCCTGGGGGTATTATCTTACTGAATCAGGTAACAAAAGCGTGTATCATGTGGATATATATCGGGATGATACAGTTTACTACTGTAAAAGGCTTAATATGGGATGGGAGGTTAAAGCTATCCCCAATATGGTAGGTAAGATCCCTGCTATTGTATTTGAACAGGAGCCAGAACACGAAGGTACTCAACCTATGATCCATCGTGTAGAGATTCTGGAATCAACGGATGCGGACGTAAACGATAGGTTTGCTAACCCTGCTATGGTTGCTACTGCTGACGTTATTAATAGTTTGCCAAAGGCTGAGGAAGAAGCGAAACTCTTTATCCTTAAGAATGGTGGTAAGATTGAATACCTTACCTGGGATCAGGCTTCTGAGAGTAAGAAAAATGAGTATGAACGTCTGGATAATCACATTCTTTCAAAATCCTTCACTCCTAATATTGATTTTGACAACATGAAAAACCTGGGCAATTTGTCCGCTAAGGCTATCAGAAAGATCATGCTTCTTGCAGTCATTAAGGCAGACAAACGAAAGGAAACTCACGATGGTTACATGAACAGAACAGGAAACCTTTTACGTGCTATCCTGGGTAATGTTCTGGACTACCAGCATAAGGCAGAATATGAAGCTCTGAAATTAGGGCATGAGTTTCAGGAGCCTTTTGGTGAAGATGTAAGCGAAACGCTTGCTGATCTTTCCAAACAGTACAATGATGGAGCTTTGAGCCGACAAACCTACGTGGAAATGAGCTATCTTATCAAAGATGCTAAGGCTGAAATGGAGCGTTTGAAGAAAGAGGAGCTGGAGGCAATAGCCAGACAGAAGGAAATGGAAAAAACAGATGTTTTTGGGGAGGGTGAATAATGGCAAAGAAAGTAGTTAAGGAGAAAAGCCCTTACCACTGTAGAGATTGTGAACATTCATACGACTGGCACGAAAAGGATTGGAAAGGTGATTTCTTTATGTGCCGATGTAAGTTTAGCCAGTGGAGCAAGTTTTTGAATAGAGATGTATGCAATAAGTTTGAGCTAAAGAAAAAGGATAATGGCTAAAAACGTCAATTCTATGCAATTACAGATAGATCTGTTTAAGCGCACTGAGGGCTATGCTGCTAATGTGCGTGAGATCTATAGAGTTTACATGAATCGGCTTATTAACTTGGTAAAAGGTACTGAGCTGGAAGATGGTAAACCGTTCTCTTTTTCTGAGTATGGTTATGGTGATGAAGCTACAGCCATATTCAGGGAAATGTACAGCCGTTTATACCAGGAGATAAGAAAAGACGTAGAAAATGAATGGATCCTCTCAAACAATAACAACGATGATCTGGTAAAGAGTATTTTCGGTGAAAGCTCGATCAGAAACAATCACTTTGCCCGATTCTTCAAAAGGAATAAGGAGGCTATGGATGCTTTCTTTGCCAGGAAAAGGGGTGAGGAAGGGCTAAGCCTATCGCAAAAGGTTTGGAGGTACACAGGACAATTTAGGGAGGAGCTGGAGAACTGTTTGGATCTGGCTATAGGTGAAGGTACTGGAGCTAACAAACTTGCTTCCAAGATACAGACGTATCTACAGGATCCCGATAGATTCTACAGACGTTTCAGGGTAAAAGTTGGTGAAGATGAAAACGGAAATACCGTTTATGGAAGGCAATGGAAACGTAGGGTATATGACAAAGAAAGCCAGGGATATAAATGGATAGATGATAATCCTAAAAAGTTTCATCCAGGTAGAGGAGTTTATAGATCTTCATGCCGAAATGCTCAACGTCTGGCACGCACTGAAACAAACATAGCCTATAGAACAGCCGATTTTGAGCGATGGGCACAGTTGGATTTTATCATAGGTTACGAAATAAAGGTATCAAAGAACCATCCGCACTATGATATTTGCGATGAATTGGCTGGTAAATACCCTAAGTCTTTTAAATGGTCTGGCTGGCATCCAAATTGTAGGTGTTTTATGATCCCGATCCTGGCTGGTGGAGATGATATAGCAGAAATGATAGAGAGGATTATGGCTGGAGAAGATGGAGAGGTAAGCCAGATGGAGGAAATTACGGAGCTTCCTGGTGCTTTCTCCAGGTGGATAAGAGAGAATGAGGATCGAATGAATGAAGCCAAAACAAAAGGTACTCTACCCTATTTTATCAAAGATAATCCAAGTGCAATAAAGAAAATACTGCATTTTTCTAAATAAAAAGAGCCACTACCAACGCTGGTAATGGCTCTGGGCTATCAAAATAGATAGCTATCATCAGCTCTCAACAGATGCAAAGTATTTTTGCTCATTCATTCCCTAATAGTTTATTTCTGTTCATGTACATATCTAATATATATTTACAAGTGTCTATCTCGCTTGCTGGAACAGAATTTTCATTTATTTGCACTAAAGAAATATCAATGTACTTCTTATTCTTCCCAAAGCGTTCTGGTAAGAAAACGATGCTCTTATTTTTATCAAAAGCTACCTCACCCCAGAGATATATTTTATCATTTGTATTTAGTGGAGTTAAAGAACATTTGAACGTTGCTTTGTACTTTTCGCCATAGCTCGCTTCTTTTACTACTCTAATCTTTGAGATTTCAGCGTTTACCATCAATTCATAATCATACGCTCTATGCAATTCATTGTTGAGAATGGTTTGCATATAATCTTTATCCTTATTAGAAACGCCACACCCAAACAGTAATATGGAGCATAGAATAGTTACCATACATTTTCTCATAATGCTACCAATTAGTTGTTATCCAGTCTATGAAGCCTTTATGTTTTGTATCGTGAGGAAATGTTATCTCTACAGTTTTATCACTGGTAGGCATATTCTCCGTAACCTCAATATATTTTCCAGAGTATTTATCATAGTAAGCCCAACCACCTGAGCCATGAAGTAAAGCTACTACATAATATTTGCCACATGGAATATTTACTTTGTTTTGACTTATTAAACTATTCCACTTATCAGGATCTTTATAATCAGGCATGATAGAAATATAATATTCTCCAGAGTTTTTTGTTTGAATTACTATCGGCTTTACACGTGTACCGTCTTTTAATTCAAATTCATTGTTATTCAAAAGAGTAACCATCTCTGATTTTACATTTGAATAGTCTGAATACTCTCCAGATGGTACGTTTATACGTTCTTCTTTAAATTGTTTGCCATTGCTCGCATCGAACAAAAAGAATTTTGCTTGTGCTTTAAAACTGGGAGAAGATGGATCCAGTTTTGTATATGCGTAGAAGTGTATCTCTACATCTTTAGGAGTTTCATCTATTGAATCATTATCCTTTGAGCATCCTGTTATCAGAGCTACCAGGCAAAGCATTAGTAAAGTTCTCATAAGCGTTATATTTACAGGTTATTAATCTATCCTGATTGGCTACCCGTAAACACACAAAAAAACGTGGGCTTACTTTGTTGGATCAAGAGGTACGACCAAGCACCCGATAGCCCATAACAAGAGTAATGCCCACGTATAACGCAGGCATTAGCACATTGCTTCTGAGGACTATCTAAAAAAATTGGTCGTTTTCTTGATCCCTAAAACAATAGCCAATGCTATATTAGTTGATATTTAATTATCTGTGGCAAATATAATGGTATTTGTTATAAAAATGACCTGGTTATGTTATTTATTTGGGTACGCACGAAAAAAGGAAGGCTTTTAAACCTTCCTTTACCTGGTGAATGATATTTGAGTGTTACCCGTTATACCCATTTTTAATTTGCTGTCTTATCATAAGATCCTGAGCGAATATGCTTAAGATGCAAAGCAGATCCTCGTAGGTTATCTTTCCATCGGTACATAAATTGGCTACAGCCTCATTAGGGATTCTCAGAATAGTTACTAATATTCTTGCTATTGGGATCCCCAAACTTGTAAGCTGCCTAAACTCCATGATACTTACTACTCCACTGCTTTTACATAGTTGCACTATCAGATGTAGCTTTTCTCTATCCTCTTTATCCATTATCATAGAGCGTGCAATATCATCTATAATCTTATTTATTATATTCATAATTAATTATTTACGATTAATGTTTATACCTCTATTCGTCTGTTTTCGCCTAATAAATCCCATACGGATAGTACAAAACTTATTCTGGTACTCCACCTTATCCAGATCTACATTCCAGAGGCTTTCTTTTTTGATACCGATTAGATCCTCAGAAAGATCTTCGTAGATAGCTGCTTTTGAGCCAAAATAATAGTGCCTTTTACCTTTATGTGGCTCTTTCAACTCCACATGAATAACTTTTTGATCCTTCATATTGTTACCTCCAATTCTTTGCCTGTTAATGCAAAATATAGGTTTTGGAATTGATGGAGTGATTTTAGTTCTAAACTCACTCCATATCCACCTAACCACAATCTGCCATCACTCCATCTATTTACTATAAAAGTATCTCTTTTGTATGCCATTCCTACCTTTTCAAAGCCATATTTCAAAAGTAATTCCTCTGTAATGGGGATAGGCTTAAGTATTTTTTCATCTTTCCAGCCTTCACATTGCCTACACCCACCCAAAACTACTTTCAATCCCATACCATCAATGGCATAAATGGGATAGAAAGCAGCATCGTTAGAGGTTTTGATCTTTACCAGGTTTCCTATTCTTAATTCTGATACTTCCATGATTTTATCTATCTTTAATTGGCACACCAAGTAAAACGTATTGGGCACATTCTCCAATTAGATAGTCAATAGCCAGAGCAGCAATAGCCCTACCCTGAACTGTTTTAAGCTCCTCCAGTTTAGCCCTGGTTATGTCGGTCTGGTGATCTCTTAGGATCTCAATAGACTTTAAATAGCCTTCCTTTACTGGAGCATTCACAAAACGGTTTATCCTTTTGTCGCTTAAGCGTTCCTCTATTTTGAGGATGCAATTTTGAATTTCTTTTTCGTCTATCATTGTTCTTTAATTTGAGGCTTTAAAATTATATATTGGTTTTATTGTATCAATGATCTCGACTGTATCAGTGATAGCTGTTTTTATCTCCTCCATAGGCTTGTACGCTTGTGGAGCTTCATCTATAGTAGCTGTACTTACTGACGTGGTAAAAATGCCATCCATTGAATTTACAAATTCGTCCAATGAAAGCATTTCTTTTGCCTTGCTTCTGCTCATAAGCCTACCAGCTCCGTGAGGTGCTGAGTAGTTCCAATCCTCATTACCTTTTCCTATGCAAATAAGCGATCCATCACGCATATTTATTGGGATCAGTAGTTTTTCTCCAAGCTCTGCACTTACAGCACCTTTTCTAAGGATCATGCGCCTAAAATCAATGTAGTTATGTATGGTTTCAAATCTGCTTTCCTCCTGAAATCCCATTTCTTTAATGATAATAGCTGCCATTGTTTTACGGTTCAGCATAGCAAACCGTTGAACTATTTCCATATCATTCAGGTATGATCTAAAATAGTCGCCCGATAGGTGAGCCAGTTCTTTATCTGCTGTAGGCTTTTTCAGTTTCTTTATCTCACTCTCAATATCCTGTACTCTACCTTCTGCTTTTAATTTGCTAATAAGATCCTCTCTTACTTTCTTCATTTCATTGGCACTCTGAAAGGCAAGATCCTGATAGTATTTGCAAACATCTCCCCCCAGCTTTCTACTACCAGAGTGGATAACAAGGTAATACTTGTTATTCTTTTCCGAGTAGTCAATCTCAATAAAATGGTTTCCACCTCCCAGAGATCCGATAGAAAGCAAAGCTCTTTCAAGATCCACTTGCTTAGCACATATTAGGCTCTCAAAATCAAAAGTGGCTTTCTGCTTTTCGTGAACATTAAAGCCGTTGGGCACTTTTGTTCGTATCACACTATCCAATTTCTCACAGTCTATATGTTTATCCTTTAGTTCAATGGTAAGCATACCACACCCTATATCCACTCCAACTAAGTTAGGAGTTACTTTGTCCGTTATTGTCATGGTTGTACCAACAGTACAGCCTTTGCCAGCGTGAGAATCTGGCATTATCCTAATAATAGAGTTTTGATAAGCTTCGTAGTTAGCAAGTTTTTTAATCTGCTCGTAAGCCTCGTATTCAAATGTTTCAGCAAAGATCTTTACCTCTTTGCCTGAATTTGTTTTAATCGTTTTCATATCGAAACATGTTTATTATGTACAAATATAATTTGTTTTATTTAGTATAACAAATAATTATTCATCTTTAAAGACTATTACTAAGTTACTTCTATCTGGCATACGAAAAGCCTTATTAAATAGCTTTTGACACCTTCTGGGTGGATCTATATATGAATGGTGCATTTCATTAAACATTCTACAGTGCCCTTTTCCCATGTTGGGTTGAAAATGGGTAGAGCCATTGTTAAACCACGGGCACGTACCACAACTGCCTGGCTTATCGTAAAAAGGGGTATCATTTATTGTTATCATATAGCTTATATATTTCGTTTACCAAGTAAAGTAACGTGTCTTTTCAATTCAGATCGAAAATACTTGTTATCTGCTCGTAGCTCTTTGATAATGGCATTTCTTTTCTCCAACTCCTGATTGTATTGTTCACGCTCAAACTGGGCAAAGGTTAGATCTTCACCTCCAGAGGAACAGGTGCAATCTATTATATCACCACTGAGAACTACAGCCCAACACTCAGGTATTAAAACCTTTCCTACTTCATTATCGTATATGTAGTGGCACTTACCCATAAATTACCCTTTCATACGTCCTAAAAAAGACAGTCTTAATACATCATATTGCTGACCTATTACTGCAAACTCCAACATAGCGTTATCATCCGAAAGATCGTTTATTCTCAAAAGAGGGTAATTTCCTCCTGTTCGGCTTGCATATCCTTCTTGCGAAATATCATCTGTAATACGTTCATCATCACATTTGCCGAAATAAGAATCAAGGCTTTTAATGATATGCCCATTCAAATAAGCCTCGCTATATACAGAAGCTATTTTATCTTGTTTTCTTAGTGCGTACCTCATATATCACTTCTTTTCACAAGGTTGTTTTACCTCTCTTATATCATATTTCAATCTGCCTATGTAAATACCCAGGCATAACCACTCAAATTCAAACTCCCAACTATGAAAGTTTATATTAAGGGCTGGTAACAGTGCCCAAAATTTAGTATCAAAATCAATATCCATTTTGTATGTACTTCTTTTTCTTTTCATTATTACGTTAATTCTACTGGTTCATCACTCCATTTTAATGCCCTGCCAATAAGTTTTTCAATACTGCCTCTTGGCAATATCACAAAATTCCCACCATCAAGCCACATTGCTTTTAGTTCTTCTTTTCCGAAAGCATAACCATACTTATTAGCCCTTTTAGGATAATGGGCAAATATTAGCTCCGTATTATTTTTATCTACTGCTACCCATGCCATAGTTACCTCCTTTTATAGTTATGCGTTAAATCGTTCAATGCAAATTACTCTACTATCGAATAAAATGTAATACCGATTTTCTATACAAGTGTTTATCAAAGCAAAATCCTCTTTGTCTATAAAGGTTGTTTTTGAACTTATTTTACCTGAAATTTCAATAGGAGATACCTTTACCTCCTCGATCCATTCTAAGCTGTTAAGCCAATCAATAATTTCAATATCTGTTTTAAGTCGATCCATTTCTTTCTTTGTTTTAGTCGATTATTATTTCTTCAATCATAGATAGAGGAACGCCTACGCAAGTTGAATAAGTATAGATTCCATTTCCTTCTTTTAATCGTTTCTGAATTTCTTCCTCACTGTAAGGCTTTTCAATAGAGCAATGCGTTCTGTCATATTCTTGCACTTCTTCGCTTTCGGATTCTCTAATATCGTAAGGTCTGTATAAAACTACATCGCCTTCCTTTGCAGCAAGCATAACTATCCCATTTATGGGATGTTTTACGATTCCAATTTTACCTTTATACCCATGATTTTTAATCAGATTAATATGATTTTTAATATCCATGTTTTACTCCTTTCTTTCTTGTTATACTTTAAACACTACTTCCCGAATGCTTCATTATAAGCATAATCATCTTTTAGATGCAGTTCTTTCCTTATCTTTTGTAATGAATCCATTGCCTTTTTTATTTTTTCTTTTTCAGGAGTATATTTGTCCGCTACATTGTTTAATCCTCTTTTTTTAAGGTCTTCTATTGTACTATTTAACAATGTATTAGCGTAGCATACAGCGTACATTATAGCCCTTATATCTTCATATTTTATATTCATATCTCTTTTTAAGTAAACATTTGTTCATGGTTGTTTTATTCGATTTATTTATACCTTTGTGACCAAAATAATTATACTATTATGAAAAAGATTATACAATATTTTAAGAGATTAAATCCATACTATGACCCATATGAATTTTGCGGTCCAGAAGAACGAGTAAATGAACTACGTCAGAGAGATTCTGAAATGAGAACTCACTTTTTGTCATTATTATCTATATTAATCGCTCTTATAGCATTACTTGTATCAATCTTTAAATAATTTTCTATCTTAGCTATTAGCGTAGGACAGTCTGAAAACTGTCCTACAAACCTTAATTACAACCGTTCCAATCTTGCTTTTAAGCATTCGTTGTAAGTGTACATTGCGCCGGCTTGTACAAGCAGAAGAGACTTTTGTGTTGGGTCAATTTCATTAACCTTTTCACTTTGGTTGAAATCATTCAGCTTGTTCAGCTTTTCTTCGAGTTGTGCCTGTTCTTCGACTAGACGTGATTTAAAATCGTTCATAATCAATCATGGATTTTACAAAGCCCGTCCAAGGCTATTTTATTCATTACTTTAACGGTTATTAATTAATCCCAAAATCCGATCTGTATCAATTCATCGCCATTCTTAACGGCTATAACACCTTTGTCTTCCTCTGTCTTTTTGAAAGTATAATCATCATTCAGTATTCTAAGAAATACTTTTCCATGATCGGAGAATTGAGAGTGTTGTTCGTCATTGAGAGCAACGGCTTTCACTGTTACCCCATTCTTATCCACATATTTAAAAATTACACCTTTGCTCATATCTGTTATGGGTTAATGTTAATACCGTATTCGTTCTTATCTTCCTGAGAAACATTGTACCAGTTTTCGCCATCAGCTATACCTGTTATGCCTTCTCCTGTTAAATCTTCTCTTGCTTCCAATTTGTCAATAACAATCCGTATAGTTGGGTATGTTCCTGTATAGATGGTTGGTACAGTTCTAACGGCTTGCACTTGAAAAATATTAGGTACTTCTACTCCAAATAAATCATCTGGAACAACAGCCATAAGTATCATTTTCCCACCAGGAGCCTTTTGCCCTATCATATTAAAATATTCGTTTTTCATAATCACCTCCTTAAAATAAATTTAATTGAACACCTTTCTTTGCAGTCCTTTCGTACACTGGGCACTGATCCCGATAATTACAGGATCCAGCCTTAGCTTCATTGAAACGGGTAGCCCATAGTTCAGAGAACTGTTCAGGATCCAACTGGTTATCCTCCCTTTCCTGAGAGAGATAATTTACCAGGTGCATACAGAAAAAGCTGTTCTCTTTTCCTCCGTTCTCAAATGTATGTATGCTATCTCCTTTCATTTTAGATCAAAATTTGCCATACCTTTTATAGCTTTCAACAAAATCACTTAGAGAAAGAAATATGTTAGGTAGTTCTCTACCAAATTCGTTTATTGCATCTCTCATAGCATACTGAGTAAATGTACTAACTACAATAAAACTCCTACTGGGGTATTTTTCAGCTTCATTTGTTATATGTCTGCATAAAGATTCCATTAAAGAATTACCCGCACTCATACCTCCATAATCAAAAAACATATAATCAAAATTTTCACCTATAGGGTAATAATCAAACAGGCGTAATCTAAGCCCATCAACTAAAATGCCCATATCTTCTAATGGAGATTCTACACATTCTCTAAATTCCTGTTCTTGTGTCTGGCATAAACAGGAAAGCATAGGATCCGCTAAATGAATGATTTTGCCCGATAGATATGTATATTCTTCTCTGGGTTTATTTAACTCTACCAAGTAAATGCGTTCTCCTTCGGATCCCTCCCAATCTGAATATAGCGAGATCTTATAAAATAGCCCACTGGTTTCCAGATCTCCATCCAAATTTTTAGGCATAGATACATAAATAGCCTTATCAAATTTGTTACGGTTGTGTATGATAGTATTATGTACAAAATTGGAATGGCATGGACGGATAAAAATAGGTATAGCTCCTTTGGGAAAACAATAATGCTCTGAATTGTGATCTAAGATAGGAGATATTGGTTCATCTGGTTGGTATATATCAATAGAAATAGCATTTCCTTTATATACTGAGGAAAACAAGCCTCTCCCAGCTCCACAATCTACTACTATTCTATCTCCAACAATTTCTTTTACTTTGTCGCAAAGAGTGTTATCCACATTGCAAAATATTAAGTTACTCATACATTTTTCATTTTTTAGTGTTACATTCATTCCAACGCCTGGCTATTTCTTCACCAAGTTTCTTAGCATCCTCAAATGTGGCTTTGAAGTCCACATAGAGATCTTTAGAATGGAGCTGAATCTTAGCTATTGGAAAATTCCAATTATTTCCAGGCTCTTTTATGCAAAGATCTACACGTCCATGTTTATCACTGGGCACACATAGCATTTCTACTCTCTGAGTATCAAAGCTACCCTCTACAAAATCAAATTTTGGTGTTATTATCATTGCTATAAGTTGAATACTCGTTTATATAATTCAAAGTGTCTTTCCTCAAAGGGAATATCCTCAGTATGCCTAACAGCTCTTTGTAGCCATTCCCGATAACATTTAGGGCAATACCAGCGATTAAGCACAGCTATGTAATAGCCATTCGTATCTGAATCTCCACAGTAATCACAGATACCTACAGATCCGTATTCTGCCAGCTTTTCTATGATCTCAATTCTGGGTACTTCGATAACCTTAAAGCTTTTGCTGTTTTCTACTATCTTTGCCATAATTCAATCTATTGCCTCTGGAATGTTATTATAGTCCTCTGGATTAGCTGGGTGTTCTGTTACCCAGCCAATCCCTACCCAGTGCTTTACTTGCTTCTCGTGGATAACACGATAACCAGAGTTTATAACTTCCAGTGGTGGGTTTACACTCATTTTTATTGCACTCAGATCTGATACTTTTACCTTCATTTCTTAGCCTCCTTTCTTGCTTTGTGAACTCCATTAGTATAGTTACGCTCTACCTTTCGGAGATCGTTATACTTTGCCTGAGCTGACGTTTCTAAGACACGTGGAGCATTACCCACCCATTCAGCATTAACACCACTTTCGGCTAACGCTTGTTTTATTGCATCTTTTAAAATTCCCATATCAATAACTGTTATTGGTTAATACAAATTTGTACAGGTATAAGCAACTCTGTTGTGCAACCGTTTGGAAAGCACTCTTTTACAGCTTCTTCTATCTCCTTAGAATCTGGAACACTGTTACGTTTACCAAACTCTATTTTTCCCATTCGTTTATCATTCTTGTAAACGATATAAGTGTATTCGTTCATGGCTATTTGTTTATTAGTGAAATGATAAGTTCTTTGTCTGATTCAAAGAGATTGTAGCCTCTTTCCAGTTTGTGCTGGATATACTTTTGTTCGCCTATCAATGATATAGCCATTTGAACCATATCCTTATCACCTCCTACCATTGATTTCTTAATAAGGAAATAAGCCATATTAATCTGCTGCTCTCTATAAGCATCCAGCTTGTTTCTTAACTTTTCTGACTGATCGAAATAGGTGTTAAGGATTACACTATCAGAATATTTCTTATAATCCTCGCAAAATTCGTCTTTATCCATGTTTCCAGCATTTAGGTACATGATCTCTACTCTTTGGTATTGCTCATCTGTGAGTTCAATCCCAGTACGCTGTGTAAATTCAATCTTTTGCATAATCCGATATTTTTTAGTGTTGTACATTCTTTTAGTGTAATCAACTTGATTACGTTGCAAATATATGTAGTATTGGTAATATTACCAAATAATATAGGTAATATTTTCAAGAAAAGATAATAATTCCCCTAAAACAACTATTTAAAAGAGAAATATAGGTAATATAGAGATGAGATTAAGGGGTTAATGAATGTACTTATCAAGGTAATATTTCACTGCAAATCTTCTCAATATTACCAAGTGAATATTTTTTTTAGAATATTACCTCATATTTTTTTTGTTTGATCTACTTAATACAACAAATAAAACTTGACTAATTGACTGATATTAAGATTCTTGCTATAAAAAATATCGGTGTATATATACACCGATTATCAAAAATATTACCTACATTTGCCACATAACATTAAAACTTAAGTGGAATGAACAAAACACTCTTTGTAAAAGTGAAAGACTTGTGTAAAGACACAGGACTATCAGAGAAGTACCTTAAAGTGATAACCGAAAAGATCGGTGGCAGCATTGAGGATGATTCGACTGATGAAACGGCAATCGGTAATATGGCAAATCAGATAGCTGATATTGCGAAGGAAACGCAAGGGGAAGCTACCAGATGGGCATCAAAGAAAAAGGATGATCCGTCTAAGGATGATGATTCTAAAAAGGATGATGATCCGAAGAAAAAAGATGATTCTAAAAAGGATCCGAATGCAAAGAAGATCGAGGACATGGAAAAGGAGCTGGAAAACATGAAAAAGGAACAGGCTGCTAAAGAGCATGAAAATGCTGTTACTAAAGCTCTGGATAGACATGGTATTCCAGCATGGCGTAGAAAAGGTTTGGTTATTCCTGAAAATGAAGATCCCGACAAATATTGCGCTGCTTTAAAACAGGATCTCATCACAGAAAACCTGCTTCCAGAAGATCCTGAGAGTGTAAAAACAGTATCGGAAAAGAATGTAGATGAGGCTTCTGATTCGCTACTGGAATCAATTATCGTTAAATAAAAACCTGTAGTAAAATGAAAAGAAAGAAGTGTTCATTTGTCGGTGAGAAACCGATTTTCACAGGCAGTCCTCAGATCGTACCTGGTGGTTTTAATCTGGATAGAGAGAAGCAGCGTTTTTCAGTAGGTGATATTATCCCTATGGGAACGCCTGCTATTTTCAGTGAACAAACCAGAAAAGTACAGATCGTTAAAACTGCAAAAGTGAAAGCTATAGATACTGAGGATGCAAAGATCATCACTCTGGTATCAAATGCTTATTGCCAACCATGTTTCGCTGTAGGTGATAAACTGCTGAAAGCCGATACCGTTTCAGGTACTTTCGCAGATGCACCTTCAATCGTATCTATTGAAAAACCAGGTGTTGCTGATGCTGCTTACGTTATTACACTCTCAAAGGAAATCACAGGGTTAGCTGATGATAATATCCTGGTAGAAGTTGTAGCAAGCAGCGATGGAAACGCCGCTGTCATTGGTCAACCTAACTGCTTGACTATTGAGGAAGTTACTGTAAGAGAGTTTGAAACTCCTATTGATGTAACAGAGGACACAATGCAATACGCTGTCATGGAGAGACGTATTTTGCCGATCCCTGATGGTATGAAGGATAGCACCAAACGCTATTTGAAAGCAAATCCTCACATTCGACTTTCACAAACTTATTAAAAAGGTATTAGATGAAATCTATTTATTCAACATTTACAGGTTTGTTTAAAGATGGCAAACCTATTGACTTCCTGGCAACCTGGAAAAAGGCACTGGATAAGGCTTCTGAACGTGAAGTAGCGTTGTTCCAGAAAACCTATTCTGATGAGTGGTTTGATTGGGAGGCTCCGCAGCTTTCTTTGAGAGCTGAGGGTATTATGGGTAAGTACCATTTGCGAGTAATGGCTACTCTGATCGGTGATGAATCTCCTACTCCGTTGAGGCGTTCCGATGGATTCGATATTTGGAATGAAGAGATCCCCCGTGTAGGACACAAGTTCTTTATGAAGGCTTCTACCTATCGTAAGCTGTTGGAAGTTTACAAATCTCCGTTCTTAAAAGACGGTCAAAAGGTTAAGCAAATCGAAAAAACTTTGCGAAACGACCTTGAAAATGCTTACCTGGGATGTAAAGACACAGTTGATTATATGGCTCTGAATGCAATCTCAAATTTTGGTATTTGCCGTTTCAAGCCAGAAATCAATAATCCTGGAGGTCGGGAGTTTGAGATTGATTACCTAATGGAAGAGGCTAACAAACTTGTTTCTGCTCTTTTGTGGAATGAAGCCAATTCAAAAGCTGGTAAGCTGGATATTATTCTCACTCTTACAATGATCGTTACCCTGTTTAAAAACATGGGTATCTATTTTGAAGAGATGCTGTTAGCTCCTGAGTTAATCGCTTTTATTCGTAGAGATATTAACATTCGTGAGGCTGCATACGGAAAAGACAAGTCCGCCAAGGTCGTAAGTGTAGCAGATCTGAATACCCTGTTTACAGATAATGGTTTACCGAAAGTACGTGAGATCACCCGTTTGGTTGCTATTGAAAAAGATGGTGATCGCCAGGCTTTGGATCCCTGGAATCATAATGTTATTGTGTTCAAGCCTGCTGGTAAGATCGGTTTTATTCAGCCATCTATTGAGGATAACGAACTCTTTGAAGAGGATAATGTGGATTATATGGACGCTGGCAACGGCATTCGTATCGCTAAATGGCGCACTGGTGAATCTACTGGGCAGAAAGCTGGAGAATACACGCAGGGATCTGCTCGTTTAATCCCAGTTATCAATGAGATTAACGCTCTGGTTTGCTTCCAGGTTAGAGGCTTTGAAGAGCTTAAGACTATTGAGGAAGGTATTACTTTCTTCAATAAGAAAACATACGATTCTAAAAAGGCTTCGGAGGCTTCCGCTCCAGGGGTAAATGTCGGTTAATTAAAAATTTATTGAACCATGTTTGAATTAAAAGTTTTAAAGCCTCTCACGGATAAATACAATCCTGAGAAAAAATACAAGGAGGGTGATACTCTCCTTACTGATGAGATCGGTAGAGTGAATGATCTGGTAGCTCGTGGCATTTGCAGTATTGTATCTGTAAAATCTGTTTCCGAGAAAAGCCAACCAGCTACAGAAGGATCCGCAAAGATCCAATTGTTTGAGAAGGAGTTTGAAGTAGAAGAAGTAAAAGCTGCTTTGAATACTATCGGTGTAAGTATAGCTAAGAACGCTGGTTTACCTGGTGTAACCAAGAAGCTATCCGAGTTGACAGAAGAGCAAACTAAGGCTCTCTCTGAAAATCTTTGTAAGGATCCTGAATAGTTGAGCCATGACAAACTTAGATGCTATTCGTGCCTTGTGTACCAAAATTTGTACTGGCTTCTATCCAGATAAGAATGTACTGGAGTTTACCCTCATTGATAATGGCATAGAGGCTACAGATCCTTATAAGCCGAAAAACGCAAAGCTCGTGAGGCTTGCTATTAGCATTGTTAAGGGTATGGCTGAAAGTAGCCATTCAGAGAGTGGTGTATCTGATTCGTGGGATAGAGAGGCAATAGAAAAGAATATTGCATTTCTCTGTAAGGAGTATGGTATGGATAGCTCCGAGTTTGTCGATGAGCCTTCTATTTCGGATGGATCTAATTGGTGGTAAAATATGCAATACAACGGAACAATACAGTATAAGGTCTTATCAGGTGGAGGATTAGATGAAAATAGTGAGCCTATTAAATCTGACAGTACCTGGAGTGATCCTATTTGCTGTTTGTACAAAGCTGTAAAGCATAGTCACACTATCTATCAAGAAGGGAAGTTTACCGATTCCAGCTATGAAATCTTGATCGAAAGCCAGGAATTTGAAGCTGATATGGTAAAACTTACCAATAATAAAAATAAAATTCTGGGAGAGTTTGAGGTACAGAATATTGTGTTCATAGAACGCTCTGGTAGAGTAAAAATTACTGTTTGATGGGATTCATTAAAAAAACGCCTGATAGTGAGTTTAGTAACTTCCTGGATGAAACAAAACAGGTTGTTTTAAAAAGGGCTTTCAAAGCATTTGTGTATGTCGGTGAAGCCTGCTTAAAAGAAGCCCGTTTGAATGGTAACTATACAGATCGTACAGGGAACCTTAGAAATTCTATCGGTTATGCAGTCCTTTTCAATGGTGAAGTTATCCAGGAAAGTAGTTACGCTAATACCGAAGGAGGGCAAAAAGGTAAGAAGCATTTGGATGCGCTCAAAAAGAAATATCAGACTGGTATAGTCTTAATTGTATCTACTGGTATGAGTTACGCAGCCTATGTAGAAGCCAGGAACTACAATGTTATAACCTCTGCTGAATTACTGGCAAATAAACTCGTTCCTCAGATTATGAAACAGTTAGGCTTTGAAGTGAAATGAATAAAACTGGAGAAGAAGTAGAACTGGACGTTTTTAATATCATTAAAGAAAGTCCGCTGGCAAAGGAAATAAGAGGGAACGTTTACAGAGAAGGTACACGCCCATTGGATCCTAAAGGAGAAGATATTGTAGTATCATTCCATACAGGGCTTGATGGGCAATTTCAAACAGGATCCGTAAACGTAAATATCTATGTTCCGAATGTCGATAATGGTAGTAAGGTTCTTGTAAAGGACGCTACCAGGTGCAGGTACTTAGGACGGAAAGCCGATGAGGTTATAAGATCCCTAAAACCGTCTGCTTACTTTTTCTCTCTGGGTGCAATGATTCAGAGCTACAGAGCCGAGGAGCTGGATCAATATTTTGTAAATGTAAGAATCAATTTCCAACTAAAAACATTTTAGGTATGTCAAATCAAAAAATTACATGGGGTAAACCTCTGGTTGAATATGGCAAAACAGCTGCTGATGATGCAGCGCCTACTAAATTCAATACAATGCCTACAGCAGAAGAAAACACTGTTCTTTTGACTACTGTAAAAGGGAGTGCCCAAGAACTTTATGGAGAAGGGCATGAGCTTGTTGGTCGTAAGATGCAGAAGTCTTACAGGCAGCTTGCTATGAGTATTTTCGTTCCTTCTGGTACTGAGGATCCGATACCAGAGGAAGATGGCGTAATAGCCGATGAGTATTGTGTTAGACTTACTCCAGAAGATCCTACTCTGGAGGGCTTTATCATGCGCAAATGTGCTGTAGAAGTTGAAGAAGAATGGTCGTCTGCCAAAGGTAAACAGTTGAAATACATTTTTACCTCTTTGAAACCGAAAACAGGTAAGATGCTGGAAAAGTACAATAAGACAGCACCAGCGAATGTAGGCTAATAAAAAGTAGTAAGCATGGATAATATACCTTAATTACGCAACACTATTATAAATTAAACTTTTTAAGCACCTGAGCAACAAA